CAAAGAATTTTGCTGCTGAAAGAATATTTGTATCAGCTTTTAGGTTGATACTTGTACCTGTACTAATTGATGTCATAGTTCCAGATTTCAAATTATACTCTGCATCTGTTTGTGTATGAATATCGCCAGCCGACTTGTAATCTTGTTTTCCAGAGGTAGTGGTTAGCGCATAATTATTTTCAATTAGAACAATATTATCTTTGCCAACGGTTATAAAGAAATCCTTAAGCACATCTATATTTGAATTATTCTTTACTGTTTGAAAAGAATCTTTATGAACAGTTGTGTGCATATTATTGAGTGCTTGTACTACAATATTGCCGCCCTCACCAGCGCCTTCACCTACATATTTGTATAATGGAATAGTTTGTGTATTAGGGATATTATTAATATCGTATGTGAATGTCGTAGTGGAAGTAGTTGTATCTTTAGCAGCCTTCATAAAGATATTTTGACCTGCTTCAATATTGATGTTTCTATCTGCACGTAGGTTAATGTCTTTCTGAGCACGCATTGAAATATTTGTTGCACCAAAAATATCTATATTACCCTTCTGATCCATTTGCACCCAGGCAGTACCATCTCGATTAATTAGGTAGACAAATCCATTAGTTTCATCTAGTTTAATCTGTGCTCCAGATTTAGTAGTTAATTGAACATACTCGGATCCGCTCTCGTCATCCATAATAAAGGATGAACCGCCCTTTCTTCTAATATTAGCAGGAGACGCGGTAGTGTCGATAACTGGTCCCGGTGTTAGAATTCCAAAAACTGTACTAGGGGATTCGCGGCGAGCACTTGAGGTGGTAATACCGCGGCCTCGGTCGGTAATTAATCCCTGATTTCCCAATCCTTGAAACTTTGTTTTTTCGTAAGGTTTAGTTGCTCTGTCGGGCTGCGTTACCTTTAGATCCCATTTATTATATTCAGCTACGGGTATTAATTTTTCCGGATATTGATAATTATTCGCATCAGCAGCCATGCCGGGTACCATATTATTCATAAATTGATTATATAGACACCCGATCCAAAACCCGCGGGCAGCATCGCCATTAGCAAACATTACTAATACCTGATTGTTTATATCGGGCGGGATCATCCACATGCCATATGATGTCTGAGTACCATCAAAATCTTGAATATTAGCTTTACTGGTTGTATTGTCATTTGTTGCTCCGGCAAACGGAGAACAATAATTCACAACCATCCAACCAGATTCCTCATTTGGTGCCGCGCCAAGTTCTGGAATCCACACACGGAGTCTTCCGTTTCTCTGAACATCTGATGCGTCTTTAACAAAACCAACATATACACCACTAAGTAAAGGTGCTCTACCCAGTGGTTGTTGACGTCCGTCAGATGTTGGGGCATTTGTTCGCGTATTTGTATCAATGTATGGCATTTTTATTCAACAGTAGATGGTAGGCCAGGGAGTGAATTTGGAATTTCGGTAGGAATATTTGAACCAATTTTAGTACCAATGCTACCAAATGGATTAGCTACTCTATTTGTACTAAATTGGCTTTCGATACCCGGTATATCCACCTTTCCAAGTATTCGTTGGCCTGTTGAGATATCGGACAATCTACTTTTACTAATTAATTCTTTTGGATTTGTTGGAACATCTGGCTTTATGGCAGCAGGTTCAAGCTCATTTATAAATTGTGATATATTAATATTGTAATCCATTATACATGATAATTCTTGATGAAATTTACCCATTTCAAATTTACTCTTTATATTATTTACTTTAAATATACCACTTAGCATTTCAACTTCCTGGAAGGCACTTGTATCGTCACCGGCCTCGTTATTAATGTCAAATACCCGGGGTGTCCTAAACCTAATCATAAGAAAATTATCCGTTCCTCTTAGATTAACAGCATTTTCCATTTCTATATGAGCATTCTTAATAAAATTAATAGCCTTAGATGTATCTTTTTCTAATGTGAAGAATAATTTTTCATTTCCCTCTGCAACCGGTTGAGGGAATAGCCAGAACGGATCACCCTTTATGTTTAGGGTAATATGGGCAAAAGACGCATCTAATGAACTGTGCAATGCTTGAGAAAATGCATTTGATAACTTTTGAATTCCGGAATTACTACTCGATACAACACCTGTACCAGTCTGACGAGATTGCATATTATCGCGGCGCGCCACGGGTCGCAGTTTACCTTTAATTTCTAAATAGGTTTTTGCTTCTTCGGTTAATACATTTTGACGGCTTGTGTTTATATCAGAGAGAAAATTAAATTGTTGATTGGTAATTTTATTTACTACCGGTGTCGCAAGAATTCGTGCTCGTGATGTTGCTTCCGACAATTTACCGTCCGTATCTTGTCCGGCTGTTTGTCGTTCCTTCACAAAATTTAATCTATTTTCTGATTTAGCATTCTCGAGAATTTTAATATATCTTTCTTTAACATTGGGCGGTAAATCAGCAGTAGCAATTTCAGTGCGAGTTTCACTAACTGTTATTCCGTCGTCGGCATCAACTTCTCCCTTAGATGCTGTATTTAGAAAAGCAATTGTTGATTTTAATTTTTCAGCAAGGCGGGCCGCGTTATCTGATTTTGTCTGATTTACCATACCCTTATCTATCTCAGCTGCATTATCGTAGATGCCGCCCATTCTACCAACTGAAGATGCCATAGCACTATTAATTTTTATATCAAAATTTATAATCTGGTCATTTAGACCGGTAAAGATGTAGTTATATTTTTTCTTAAGAATATTATTTTCAATATAGGTATTAAGTCTTTTACGCTCTGCATTAATTGTTGAACTTCCTGCAGAATCTTGTGATGTATTAACATCAAGTACACCGATATCATATTGTATGATAAAATAAGTAAATTCTCGTGCATAGTCGTTTTGATATGGGTCATATTCTAACAATCTAGTTTCTGTAATAATTCTCCAGAATGTCTTCATCTGGCTTGTTTCAGCATTCATAGATTTACCATTCCCCCCCGGGGTGGAGGAATTACTTATATATTTCTGCGCGTCTTCAGACTGTGATAAGAGGCTATCAATAATCTTATCAATGCCTGTTCCTTGTGGAAATGTGCCATTCTTCTTTCCATCAACTTTTACTGTGCTATCGTTTCTAACTGAATCGGTATTATGGGTCGACGGTGTTATGGCATAATTTGCAAGTTTCGAATCGACAACAATTTTATAAGAATCTGGTATACTTGCAGTACCGATTAATCTATAGATCTGATCACCATTTAATGCATCTTGTAATTTTTTCATTGCATCTTCGAAATTAGAGAGATCGCGTAATACAGTTGTATTCGGTAATGAAGCATATGCATTGCTTAATGCTAAATCATTATTAATAATTGCTGTAACTTCATATTTTGTTCCTACACTAGTCACATTGGCCTTAATATCAGTTAATTTCAATGACCATATCCATTTTAGACTAGATAGTTCACCCGGTAATCCATTTTCTGCTTCAGATGTTTCTGGAGAACGAGCCTTGAATTGCAGTTGCATGTAATAAGGTACTACTGACCAATTACCTATACCTAATGCTAGTGATTGAAGATATATCTTATCAAGCAGAGTGGCGCTCGAGGGTTCGAATATTTCAAATCTTATATTTGTTGACAGGCCGGTGCCACCATCGACACTTGGTGTTCCTTGTGAGTCGATAACAACATTATCTATAGTGAAATCAGTAACTGCTGATTCTGCAATGATTATCTGATTTGCTCTATTAAAAATATCTCCACTACTTGATGCCTCGGGCGTCACCATAAAAAATTTCCAATGGTAGGTAACAGCATCGTATTGATCTAGAATATTAGGTAAGAAATTTACTGCAAGCGTCGGGGTATCTGTTTGAGTGGGTGTAGATGAAACAACAGTCTTGTGATTTCGGCCTTCGTGGCTATAATTATTATCTGATCTCTCAAACTCGAGATTATTCGTCGTTCTTGGCGCCACAACAACATCCTCGAGCTGGGGTTTTTTAGAAATAGCACTCACCCCCGGATTACCCTGAGTAGAAATGCCAGATTGATTTATAGCATGTATTTCAACCCGAGGAGCCATAAATGATTTTTCAGCCATAAATTATTGTTTTAAAATATTAACAGGAACAAAAATTTCTAATCCTGCAACAAAATCATTGATTGGATCGATGATGAGATCTGGATTTCTCACGCAGAATACCCACCATA